TTTCATCAATAAACGTGCCAACGAGGAACTGGACAAGTTTTCCCTTATGAAACAAGGGGGCCGGGATGGGGCGGCTAAGAGGTGGGGAAAGGGAGGGGATAGGGAGGCTATAGCCCCCCCATCGCCCCCCCAATCACCCCCTAATAGCAACCAGAACCAGAACCAGAACCAGAGAAAAGCAAGTACATCGGACGCTGCGCGACCGACCCCTGCCCGTAAGAAGGTTCCCTTGCCGAGCGATTTTGCTGTTTCGCCTCGAGTTTCGGCTTGGGCTATCGAAAAGGGCTTTGACCGACTCCCTGACCACCTGGACGCTTTTCGGCGCAAAGCCGAGATGAACGCTTACCGATATGCCGACTGGGACCTCGCTTTCATGGAGGCGGTTCGTGAGGACTGGGCGAAGCTGCGCGGTAACGGTAGGGCTGGACCGGCGCCGATAGCGGTCCCTGACGGCACGATTAAATGCGAAACCTGTGGGACGCGCACCCGACAATTCACCGGGCGGCAATGTGATCCCTGCTGGCGGGGTGTGGTTAACCCAAGGGTGGCGGCATGAATCCCGCGGTTGCCCTGCTCCGCTCCAAAGAACCGGAACCCCGCCGACAGTTGATTGATTGCGCTCACGCAAACTGCATGAGCCATGCAATCTGCAAGGTCAAGCGTAAGCAGGGCTGGGCGAACCTGTGCGATTTTCACTACGCGAACGACAACGCGGATTCCTCTTACGATTACTGCGCCAGGCATGGCTTGACAACAACCGAAAAGAAAATCGCCCACACCAAATCGATGCTGACGGCCCAGAAAGACTACCGGGCATGGATGAAGGCTCCGAAAACTGCTCTGGCTCAGGAGTTTGCAGACAAGATTCTGGGACGAGTTTTTGTGCGTGAGCGAGTACCTGGCGAAGACGATGAACCCATAGACGAGGAGATTTCGATATGAGCACAAAAGAAGAACTGCGAGCAGCAGCACCTCAGAGCGCCGCTTTTGTGGACGCGATGCGGGAAGTCTTCGGTGACGACATTCGCGTTCTGCGGATTGTTGAAGGCAAAGTAAGCATCGACAAGCGCCCCGCGTGGATGCGGGCCGCAAACGACAAACCGGAGGCCGCATGAGCAAAGAAGAGGATTTCATTACCGGCGTTGCGAATGGCGTATTCGAGTTTCTTGCGGATCGTCCGGTAAGCGTTATTGATCCGATGATTGAGTCAATTTCTGAGGCGTGTGCGAAAGAATTGAGAATGGCAGTTTTGGAATGGATGGACTATCACCGTCCGCAAATTATTTCCGCGATTGCCGCTGCGTCGAAGGAGGCAGCATGAATCAGCTTGCTATCGACTTCGCCGCCATTCCGCGGTGCGTGGTTCCCGAGCGGGATACGCAGCTAGGAACGCTCCTGCAAGCCTTGCAGCAAGGCGAAAAGCTGACGGTGGCCCAAGCCCTCACGCAGTACGGTTGCTACGCGCTATCGCAGCGAATGGGCGATCTGAAGCGCATGGGCTGGCCCGTGCTGACTTCAACGATTACGACAAACAGCGGGAAACGCGTTGCCGAGTACCGCATGGAGGCGAATTGAACCCCATTTGCCAAGTCTGCAAGGAAAGGCGCAACGCGAAGCAAAACGCCATGATGCCGATAACTGGCTATCCTGATTATTTCGTGGACGAATGCGGAACGATATTTAGTTTCCGTCGAAAAATGCCCGTAGCAATGCGCCCTTACCTTACAAAACATGGTTATCTGCGCACGAAGATAGCCAACGAAAACGGCATCAAATGGTTTATGGCGCACCGTTTGATCGCAATGGCTTGGATTCCACAACCAGCAGATACCGTTGAGATAAATCACATTGACGGAATAAAGAACAACAACCACCCGTCAAATTTGGAGTGGGTTTCAAAAGCAAGAAATGTCCAACACGCGTTTGAACTTGGCCTAAATAAACCTTTGCGCGGGTCTGCTAACGGGAACGCTAAGCTAAACGAACGACAGGTTGTTGAGATAAAGCAAGAACTAAAAAACTACAGACAAGGAATTCTCACAGAGTTGGGCGACAAATACGGCGTTTCTAAACAGGCGATTGATCTTATTCACAGGGGGAAAAATTGGGCGCATATCAGCGCATGAACGAGTGTCAAACCTGTGAGGAACGCAGGAGTCGATCCGCTAATGCGGCGATGTGGCCCATCCTGCAAGCGTGGGCCCAGCAGAAGCAATGGCCCATCAACGGGACGATGACTACGCTTACCGACGAGGAGTGGAAGGACATCCTGACGGCGGCTTTTGAAGGCGAAACCTCCCCGCGGATCTCGCCAGGGCTCGAGGGCGGAATGGTGATGCTAGGCCGCAGGACTTCGCGCTACGGAAAGCGCCGCTTCAGCGAATGGCTCGACTGGCTCAATGCTGCATCGCATCATGCCGGCATCAAGATTCCAGCGCCAGAAAGCATGATTCCGTGACCAACGAGCAGAAACGCTTCCAGAACGCTGTACGAGCGGCTGGCTGCATCGTTTGCCACGGTGAAGGGGTAGAGAGTCCCTGCGAGATTCATCACCTCCTGCGCGGCGGCAGACGCATTGGCGAGGATTTTGTGCTTGGACTGTGCCAGATCCATCACCGGGGGCTAATAAATACGGCAGAAGCGGTTAGTCGGCATCCCTGGCGGCGGGAATTTGAGGCTCGGTACGGGACTGAGATGGAATTACTGGAAAAGACGAGGGAGCTATGCGGCGAGCTGCCAGAGTAGACGGGAATCAGTCTCAACTGGCGGCTGCATTCCGATCTTTGGGGTGCAGCGTCCTGTCTCTGGCCCCTTTGGGCGGAGGAGTGCCTGACCTGCTGGTGGCCATAAACGGTATCACATGGCTGGTTGAGGTCAAAATGCCGAACGGGAAGGAAAACGAAATGCAGGTCGAATTCGCCATCACGTGGAAGGGTTGCCGAGCAGTTGTTCGGGATCTGCAAGGGGTCGAATTAACCGTGAAAACGATGAAATTCATGGCTTGACATCTATTTTTCAGAAGAATACGCTCAGAAAATGACCGCAACCCCTATTTGCGCGACTCCCCTCGCGTCTGCCCACCGCGCTGGAAAACTCCCCTTCCCGACGCGCTGTGTCCGGGGACTGCTGCCCGTGGGCGCAGCTATAGCCCCCGGATTCTTTTGATGACCAGAAATTGAGGCAACAATGACCGCCGCTTGGACGCGTAAGGAAGGCAAAAACCTTGCCGGTGGCCTCAACGCCAAAGGCCGCGCCTCTTACAAAGCCGAAACCGGCGGAACCCTCAAGCCTCCGGTCAAGTCGGGCGACAATCCACGCCGAGCCTCTTTCCTCGCTAGAATGGGCAATATGCCGGGGCCAGAGAAAAAGCCAAACGGCGAACCAACCCGTCTTGCGCTGTCCCTCAAGGCATGGGGCGCAAGCTCCAAGGCTGATGCTAAGTCCAAGGCTGCGGCAATTTCGACAAGAAACAAGAAATGATGTTCCACGTGAAACGGGACAGCAATTGAAGATTGAACAGGTAAAGCTAGATGCGCTGATTCCTTACGCCAGGAACAGCCGCACCCATTCCGATGCTCAAGTGGCCCAGATCGCCGCCAGCATCAAGGAATTCGGTTTCACCAATCCCGTCCTGATCGACGAGACCGGCAGCATTATTGCCGGCCACGGACGCGTCATGGCAGCGCGGAAGTTAGCGATTGCTGACGTTCCCAGTATTCGGCTCACCCATCTAACCGAGGCGCAAAAGAAAGCCTACGTTATCGCAGACAACAAACTGGCCCTGAATGCGGGTTGGGATGACGAGATGCTGGCGGTCGAACTCACCGACTTGAAGGACATGGGCTTCGACCTCGACTTGTCCGGCTTTAGCACCGACGAGATCGAGGCGTTGTTGGCTCCAACAGGGACGGAGGGGCTGACAGACGAGGACGCTGTACCGGACGTGCCTGAAGCCCCTGTGACCGTTCTGGGCGACGTTTGGCTGATGGGCAAGCATCGGGTGATGTGTGGCGACTCGACCAGCATTGATGCGGTTGAGAAGCTTTTAGACGGACAAGAGCCAAACACGATGGTCACAGACCCGCCGTATGGCGTGAATCTTGATCAATCTTGGCGGGACAAGGCGCTGGGCAGCAAGGCGCTCGGCAAAGGCAACAATCAACTAGTCGAGAATGATGACCGGGCAGATTGGTATGATGTTTGGGCGCTTTTTCGCGGCAATGTGGCTTATGTGTGGCATGCGTCGGCGTTTACTGATGTGGTTATGGACTCGCTACGCCGCGCAGACTTCGAGGTTAAGCAGCAGATTATCTGGAACAAGAGCGTGATGGTGATGGGCCGCTCGGACTATCACTTCAAGCATGAGCCGTGCTGGTACGCAATCCGGAAGAACAAAAATCACAACTGGGTTGGCGACCGGAAGCAAACAACGATATGGGACGCTGCGCCGCCGAATCACATCATGGGCGGAAGCAATGAAGAGAAAACCTCCCATCCGACACAGAAGCCAGCAGCGCTGTACGAGAGGGCGTATCTTAACCATACAAACATGGGTGAGTACATTTATGAGCCATTCGGCGGGTCGGGGACTGCGGTAATTGTTTGCGAGAAAACTGGACGCCGATCTTTGACTATGGAACTAGACCCCAAATACTGCGATGTAATCGTCCAGAGGTGGCAGGAATTCACAGGACAGACAGCAACGCTGGAATCAAATGGTAAGCCGTTCATTTCGTTGAAGAAAGCTGCGTGATTTCGCTTCCTTAAAAAGAATGTCATTTATCAAACCTCACAGACCGACCGATAAAACAAGGCAACAAGCACAGAGTGCTTCAGGACTCGGCTTGCCTCAAGATCAGATTGCCGCGCTGATTGGCATTGCTCCTGAGACGCTCCGCAAGCACTACGACCTCGAGCTAGGTTTGGGCAAGGCTCAAGCCTCGGCAGCGGTGGCGAAAACCCTGTTCAATAAAGCTACCGTAGGCCAGGACACCACGGCAATGATCTGGTGGACCAAAGCCCAGATGCGCTGGTCTGAGACCGTCCGGCAGGAGCTGACCGGCAAGGATGGCGGCGGAATAGTGATCCAAATCAACAACGAAGACAGCAACCTTGTTTAACGCCACAGCAGCCCAAAGCAGGGCCACAGGGCTGATGACCGGCGATGCCAAGCACGTCATGCTGGTTGGTGGATCAAGGTCAGGCAAGACCTTTGTGGCGCTCCGAGCACTGATTATCCGAGCGACTCTGGCACCCAAGAGCAGGCACGTTGTCTTGCGGTTTCGGTTCAACCACGTCAAATCCTCGGTCATTCTCGACACCTTTCCGAAGGTGATGGCGCTTTGCTTCCCGCAACTCACCTACGTTATCGACAAGACCGACTGGTACGCAACCCTGCCAAACGGTTCCCAGATCTGGTTCGGCGGGCTGGACGACAAAGACAGGACTGAGAAGATTCTCGGGCAGGAATACGCCACGATCTTCTTCAACGAATGCAGCCAGATCCCCTTGTCGGCCCGAAACATGGCCGTCACACGCCTCGCGCAGAACTGCGTGGCAGTAGTGGGCAACCAGCAACGACAGATGCGCCTGAAGGCGTTTTACGACTGTAACCCTCCTTCTATGGCCCATTGGACGTACAAGATGTTCGTCCGAAAGATCGAACCTGAGTCGGGCAAAGCCCTGGCTGACCTGCTCAACTTCTCAATGATGACCATCAATCCTCGAGACAACCTCGAGAACCTCCCGCCCGATTACATCAAGGAACTGGAGAACCTTCCGGCTCGGATGCGCTTGCGGTTCTTGGAAGGCAAGTTCGCTGACATAGCCGCTGGTGCTCTTTGGAACGTCGAAATGATCGACACCCACCGCGAAACCTCTGGGCTTCCCGATATGCTGCGGGTGGTAGTGGCAGTCGATCCATCCGGCAGCGGGGACACCGACAACGCCGGGAACGACGAGATCGGAATCATTGTCGCCGGTCTGGGCATTGACGGTCGTGCCTACGTCCTCGAGGACTGCACAATGAAGGCTGGTCCAAGCGTCTGGGCCAACGTCGTTGCGACCGCCTACGACCGCCACGCAGCCGATTTGGTCGTTGCCGAGAAAAATTATGGTGGTGAAATGGTCCGGCATGTGATAAAAAGCGCAAATCCGTACCTGAAATGCGAGTTAATCAACGCAAGCAGAGGTAAAGCGGTGAGAGCGGAACCCGTTTCGGCATTGACTGAACAGGGCAAGATCCGGTTCGGCGGCACGTTCCCCGAGCTTGAGGACGAACTTTGCTCCATGACGACAAACGGGTACACGGGCGAACGCAGCCCGAACCGCGCCGATGCCTTCGTCTGGGCCATGACCAAACTGTTCCCCGGCATCATCAAGACCGATGCTAAAGCGCAGCGCAAGCACGTTATGCCAACCCAAAACATCAATCGCGGTGCAACCTCTTGGATGGGTGCTTAAATGAAAGCCGGACTCTATGCCAACATCAACGCCAAGCAAGACCGGATAGCCGCAGGCAGCAAAGAGAAGATGCGTAAGCCAGGTTCCCCAGGCGCACCGACTGCCAAGGCGTTCAAGCAGTCGGCCAAAACTGCGAAGAAGAGGTAGCCATGCCACTGGTCAAGTCGAAGTCACCCGCCGCCTTTCGTAAGAACATCAAGGCCGAAGTTGCCGCTGGCAAGCCGGTGAAACAGGCCGTTGCCATCGCCTATGCAGTTAAACGCAAAGCAAAAAAATAGTGGCTTATCAAGACACAGGCATCAACGAAGCAGGCGCAGTCTCGTCAGGCGGCACCAAGCGTGACCGCGACGATGGCGACATGCTGGCAACGATGCGAACGCGCCTCACGATGGCAATTGCGGCGTACTCGGACAGCAGGGAAGACGAGTTAGACGACCTGCGTTTTCGTGCTGCAAGCCCTGACAACCAGTGGCAGTGGCCCGCCGATGTGCTGGCGACCCGTGGCGCGGTGCAAGGCCAGACAATCAACGCTCGGCCCTGCCTGACGATCAACAAGTTGCCGCAGCACGTGCTGCAAGTGACCAACGACCAGCGCCAGAACCGGCCCAGCGGCAAAGTGATCCCGGCCGACGACAAAGCCGACATTGAGGTGGCCGAGATATTCAACGGTCTGGTTCGGCACATTGAATACATTTCGGATGCTGATGTTGCCTACGACACGGCTTGCGACAACCAGGTCACGTTTGGCGAGGGGTACTTCCGCATTCTGACCGAGTACTGCGACGACAACACCTTTGAACAGGATCTGCGGATCGGGCGCATTCGGGACTCATTCAGCGTGTACATGGACCCGACGATCCAAGACCCGTGCGGCTCGGATGCCGAGTGGTGCTTCATCAACCAAGAGTTGACCACCGAAGAGTACGAGCGCGAGTTCCCCGATGCCTCGCCCTTGTCCAGCCTTGCCTACGGTGTGGGCGATGGGCAACTAAACGCGTGGATTAACCAAGACACGGTGCGGATTGCCGAGTACTTCTACATCAAGCACGAAGCCAAAAAACTGAACCAGTACGCCGGTGGAATGACCGCAATGGCGGGTTCGCCCGAGGCAAAGCAAATTGAAATGATGGGTTTGCAGGCCATAAAGACCCGCGATGTGGACGTTCGCACGGTCAAATGGTGCAAAACCAACGGGTTTGAGGTGCTGGAAGAGCGCGATTGGGCGGGCAAATACATCCCCGTTATTCGCGTAATTGGCAACGAATTCGAGATAGACGGGCGGATGTACGTCAGCGGTTTGGTGCGAAACGCTAAAGATGCCCAGAGGATGTACAACTATTGGGTCAGCCAAGAGGCAGAGATGCTGGCGCTGGCACCCAAGGCACCGTTTATCGGCTACGGCGGTCAGTTTGAGGGCTACGAGACCCAATGGAAAACCGCGAACATTAACAACTGGCCGTATTTGGAAGTCAATCCCGATGTAACCGACGGAGCTGGAGGGCCGCTGCCGCTCCCGCAACGCGCACCGCCCCCGCTGGCGCAGAACGGGTTGCTGCAAGCAAAACTAGGTGCAGCAGACGACATCAAAGGCACGACCGGCCAATACGATAGCAGCCTCGGCGCGGCGGGCAATGAAACCTCTGGAAGGGCTATCCTAGCTCGTGAAAAGCAGGGAGACACCGGCACCTACCACTTCATCGATAACCTTGCTCGAGCCATTCGCTACGCTACGCGGCAGTTGGTTGACCTAATCCCGCACATCTACGACACCCAACGGGTGGCAAGGATTATCGGGATCGATGGCGAAACTGACCAAGCAATGATCGACCCAACGCAGCCAGAGGCGGTGCGAAAGATTGTAGACCAGCAGACCGGCGCGACCATCAAGAAGATCTACAACCCGAATGTCGGGAAATACGATGTGGCGGTGACGACCGGCCCAAGCTACATGACCAAACGGCAGGAGTCGTTGGATGCAATGTCGCGGCTCTTGCAAGGCAATCCGAACCTCTGGGCGGTGGCGGGCGACTTGTTCATCAAGAACATGGACTGGCCCGGAGCGCAGGAAATGAGCAAACGCTTTGCCAAGACCATTGACCCGAAGTTGATGGACGACTCCGAAGCCTCGCCAGAACTGGCGCAAGCGCAGCAACAGATGCAAGCAATGAGTCAAGAGATGCAACAGATGCAAGCGATGCTGCAAAACGTCAGTCAGTCGATGGAAGCCCAAACGCTGAAGGTCAAAGAGTTCGAGGCTGAGGTCAAAGCCTACGATGCCGAAACCAAGCGGATCTCGGCGGTGCAGGCTGGCATGAGCGAAGAGCAGATCCAAGATATCGCTATGGGCGTAGTCGCGGCGGCAATGGAATCGCAAAGCATGATAAACCAGATGCCTGAGATGCGCGAAGAATCTATGCCTATGGACATGATGCCGCAGGGCATGGAACAAATGCCGCCTGACATGGGCCAGATGCCACAACAAGGACTGCCGCAATGAAATGCAACGACTTTCTAGGGATGCTGTTCTTGGCGCGGGATGTGGCGCACAGCGTCCATTTGAATACCCGCAGCTACGCCAAGCACGTTGCGCTGAACATCTTCTACGAGCGTGTTGTGGGCGTTGCGGACGACTTTGCCGAAGCCTACCAAGGCCGCTACGGTCTGATCGGCCCGATCTCGCTGATGTCTGCCAAGAAAACCGGCAACATCATTGAGTTTTTGGAAGACCAGATGAAAGAGATTGAATCCGTCCGGTATGACGTTGTGGATAAGTCTGATAGCGCGTTGCAACAACTCATCGACAACATCATTGAGTTGTACGCCCGAACATTGTACAAACTGAAATTCCTTGCTTAGGACACCACCATGTCAGCCAACTATAAAAGTATCAGCGCAACGAACCAAGTCAAGGTTGGGTTCGGGGTCTTGAAAGGCATCTTTGTCAGCGCCGCAAGTTCAAACCCAACTATCACCGTCTACGATTCCGGCACTGCAAACACGGGTGACCCAACGATACTGGGCGTGTTTGCTCCCGCAGCGGCAACTAACCACACTTTTACCGCGAATGGCATCACGGCAAGCAACGGACTTTACGTTGTCATATCGGGAACGGTAGTGGCGACTTTATTCTACGAATAACCGCACTGGCGCGGAACGCCAGGGATTCCAAGGAATCGAGCCATGTCTGACGAAGTACTAGCGGAAGCACCCGCGCCGGAACAGGTTGCCACGGCGGCACCTGAACCTGAGATTGCAGCGCCGGTAGAAGCACAACCGGAGTCACCGAAAAGTTTCTCGCAAGAGGAATTGGACGCGGCTATCGGGAAGAGGCTTGCAAGAGAGCAGAGGAAATGGGAACGCGAAGCACGGCAGGCCGAAGCACCAAAGCCAGTCCCTGTGGAGCATGTTACGCCGGAACAGTTTACGACGACCGAGGAATACGTTGAGGCACTGACGACTTCCAAGGCGCAACAGATTGTTCAGCAGCAACAGTACGCGAAACAGCAACAAGAGTTGCTTGGTAGCTATCACGAAAAGGAAGAGGATGCGCGTGGCCGGTACGAGGACTTCGAACAAGTTGCGTACAACCCCAAGCTGCCGATTACCAACGTGATGGCCCAGACGATTCAGGCTGCGGATAACGGCCCGGATATTGCATATTATCTCGGCACGAATCCAAAGGAAGCTGACCGCATTGCCCGACTCACGCCGATCTTGCAGGCTAAAGAAATAGGACGATTGGAAGCGAAGGTTGCTTCCGAACCCGCTACAAAACGTACATCCAGCGCACCCGCGCCGATTTCACCCGTCACCGCTCGCGGAGGTCACTCCGGCAGTTTCGATACCACAGACCCAAGGTCAGTTAAAACCATGACCACAAGCCAGTGGATTGATGCCGAAAGAGCACGACAAGTGAAAAAGCAGGAAGCGAGGAACCGCTAACTTCACGGAAGGATAAAAATTTTATATTCGGGAAAGTTCTTAGAAAGTGCTCGCTGTCTGAAAGTAGACGGCGGGATGTTTGCGGCTCTGCCGCCAGCGGCAACGGAAGGGTAAGAAACGCCTTGAAAACTACAGTAAGTGTTGGGCCGATGAACGGCGAGGATGGCGGCTTTTTTAGCCGCAGTCTCTGCGGTGTCTTTGCGCCCAGTACGCCACACACTAAGTTTTTTGCGAGTTTCTTCTGTTCTGATATACCGTCCGTTAACCCCGTTATGTCGATCTCCAAAGTGTTCTTTTGGGGTAAGCCATTCAAGGTTATCGGCATGGTTGTCGGTTTTGTCGCCGTTAATGTGGTGAACGTGTTTTGCTTCATTGGGGTTTTCCACCCAGCACGTCGCTACTACACGGTGCATAAGCCGTTGTCGTCCAATAGCCAGGTATCCATCCCCCCGTTGGGTAGGAGTGTAGGGCTGGTACTTTCTAAGAATTTTCCCGCAGCGCGAAACAGCAAAGATATGGTCGAAAACTCGATACTCGATACCGTCTATATTAAAGCTAATCATGTTGACCTCTTTTTGGGTGATATGAATTTTAATCTTACCACAGACATAAGGAAAAAGCAAAGTGGCTAATTCACTTCTCACAATTGATATGATCACCAGGAAGTCTCTCGAAATTCTTGAGAACAACCTGGTCATCTCCCGCAACGTCAACAAAGAGTACGACGACAGCTTCGCCGTTGAAGGTGCCAAGATCGGCTCGACCCTGCGGATTCGTCTGCCGGATCGCGCTCTGGTGACCGACGGGGCCGCGCTGCAAGTGCAGGACGACAACGAGCAGTACACCACGCTGACGGTTTCCAGCCAGAAGCACATCGGCATCAACTTCACTTCCGCCGAACTGACCATGCAGTTGGACGATTTTGCGGAACGTGTTCTCAAGCCGCGTATCAGCCAATTGGCCGCAAGCGTGGACGCTGATGTTGCCAACGCGTACAAGTCGATCTTCAACACCGTTGGCACTCCCGGCACCACGCCAGCAACCGCTCTGGTTCTGCTGCAAGCGCAACAGAAACTGAACGAGTCGGCTGCGCCTATGTCGCCGCGCTACGCAACTGTCAACCC